AAAAAACAGACCCTATAAAATATCCACTGTCCGGGAAAAGGGACACATTTAGGGGTCCAAATAAAATATCACACTGGACTTCCTAAACTATGTCCCTCTAAGTCCTTTCAAGTCAGCGAGTTAGGGTCAAATCGCGTGTTTCGGACAGATAGGAATCAAAGTAGGTATAGGGTAGGTATCCACTAGGTTTGACATAGGTTTGACATGGGTTTTTTGTTGGACAATTGGACATTATATTATTTTTTACATTATATAGATGATAACTAATCAATAACATAACTGACTGATGCGTTAATTACGTAGTAATTATAATTTATTATATTATTTTATATAACTGACTGATAAAATTTATTGCGTAGCAATATATGAAAAGTGAACTGACTGATGCAATTTATATCGTAGATATATGAACTAATATAGCTGAACCATAATTTGTGACAATTCTTGTCAGTGATGGAAAATTGAACAGTCAAGCGCATTGGGTGGAGCTGTGGAACTGGCATGAAAAGAATTTTCAAGGAACATGAAAATAGATGTTGCACAGAGGTTGAAGTGTGAGATGATTGGCGTGTCGGGAATGACCCTGACAACAACGAAAGAGAACATCATGAAGAACGAAACTGGCAAATCGAAAGTCGAGACCGCATATGGTAAGCCTCAGCCGAAAGACCAGCAGAACTACGAATATTCGTATCGGGTATTCGAAGTCGTGGATGAAGCTGCCGCGGCTGGATACAATTTTCTGGAACTCAGCAATGCTGCTGAGAAGTCCAATGCACGTGCCAATGCATATCAGAAAGCAATTGCATGGGCCAAGCCTGACCCCAATTCTCCTGAATTCTTGAAGGAGAGCATGATCACGACTCTCATGAAGATGCAAAATCTCGGTCGTGCAGAAGCTGAGGCTCTTGTCGTGAATCTCCAGAAGATGAAGCCAGCTACAAAGTAATATCTGGGATGATGTGGTGTTGTCTACATCACATCATTTCTAGTTCGACCTCGACACCAATAACAACAACACTGAGGAGAATGACAATGGAAATGACTCGTGAGGAAACTTTTCGCACGCTGGATAACATGGTTCTGATTCTGGTGGGCTTGGGATACACCAAAATGCATGCAATCGCTATCATCGCATACATTCTGGGCCTCGATACTGATGATGCTGTCAACCTCAAGATGAACTGAGGTTCATGGGATTATGAGATGGAGTTGTTTACTCCATCTCATATTGTTCCACGTGGAACATTTCCAGCCATTAAATAAAGTTGCATCATGATACAGGGTATGGTATAGCGCCCTGTATTATGACTGACTACTTTGTCCGGACTGGAATATTCACCACACTTCTCGAAGTAAATCACAAATAACAATTAAATAATATAATTAGTTATTGAAATAATTGATATAAGATTATTTCAATTGACTGATTGAACTGTGAAGTTAATTTAAAAGTTAACTTTGCGGTGCTTTGTCATGTCTGAAAATAATGTTGTGAATTATGTTATGAATGAGAAAAACATAAGGGGAGGTATGAAAAATACTGGAAAAATATCATAACAGAAAGTTCAGTGATTATTTTGTTGACTCTATTTTGAAAAGGTGGTATGCTCAGCGGGCAATGTATGGAATTTATACATTCGATGACGCAAAATGACACAGTATGACACAATGGCAGGACTGAACTTTTCATTATAGAAGTTAATTATATATAGGTTATTACAATGCCATTAGGAATAGTTAGTGATGATGAATTTAATGAAATGTTAAATGAACTTGAAATAAAGAAAAGAATCATCATTGTTCCTGATGAACCAGCAGTGAATAAGAATATAGATAATAAAGAACAAGTCAAGCCCGCGATTGACGAAAATAAAGTATACACACCTGAGATCGTGCAATTAAAACATGGTCGTGGTATTGGAACAAAAGAAGTACCACTTAGTATTAGAAAATTAGTTGCATCAGAAGCAATTGCTGGTGCAAATGTAAATGAAATTAGTGAACTGTTCAATGTAAGTAAGAGTTCAATAAGCGCATATAAGAATGACGCGACAAGTACTGCATCGTATAATGATAGTGATGAACAATTAAAGAAAGCAAATGATGCAGTACGAAATAATATAGTTGGACGCGCTCAGAAAAGTTTACTTGATGCGATTGCTGCAATTACAGTTGAGAAGTTAAATGAATCGAAAGTAAATATTGCATCAAGTGTAGCACGCGACATGTCAACTGTAATGCGTAATATTTCACCAGCTGATAATAGTGGTTCAAATAATAATAATCGAGTAATCATTTATCAGCCGCGTATGAGAGAAGAAGATGATTACGAAGTTATTCATGTTAGTGAATGACCTTAATAGAGACTATAAGTTTATGTTCGGGTGTAGGGAGTTTACTAGGAACTCTTTATACTTTAATGAAAGTAGGATTTCGCGTAGAAGAATTGTGGAAGATTAAAGAAAAAACTGAGAATCATGTTACACGCATTACGATGTGTGAAACTAAGATAGATGATTTACATACTTATTTATGGCATCGCGGTGAAAGAGAAGCAATATCAAAACGTGCAATTCATAAAGTAAATAATAATAAGGATAATGAATAATCCTAAACGTAGATATGCAGATAATATATGTGTTGATTCTCATATCAGAAGATTGTATGCTTCGATATGGGATAGATTAACATATTATTATAATACTGAAGGTTATAAATTTATTGATAGTTGGTTAATGTTGAAATTAGGAATTAAGTTTAATAGAGAACTAATTGAAATAAATAAAGAACTAGGATATAGTAATGATACTAGTGCGTATGTTGCAACAGTACTATTAAGACAGGGTTTTGAATTGAATAAATCAAAATCGGATAAACCAAATGAGTATTGAAGTTGTATCGCAAGTAATAAATGAATTAGTACGTTTAGGAATAGATATTAAAGGACCATGTGGCGCGTTTGCAATTAGTAATTTAGTTGCACAACGATTAAATTTAGGTATTCTATATAAACCAAGACCCACTGAAAATAATTGTATTGTGAATGGTGTTGGATACGCAGCCGATATAGTTATGGATAGAAGTGGTCGGATATGGGATATATTATTCGATGGTGGTGGAACCAATACTCCAGTATGGTTTGAAAAAGATGCTGTGGATAAAAGTTGGTATCGCGACCCATTATTGAATTATCCTAAAGTATTAAATACTGGTACAGAAATTCCCACCGGACCAGTAAACAATCCTCCATTAGAAGTTGAATCACTTGATTGGTTATTAAGAACGATGCATATTAAAATGGATAATATGCATAATGAGTTACTAACTAAAATAAATGCATTACAAAGTGATAATGAAGCAATTGCTAAAGCACTGTTAGATATTGCATTGCGTCAAGACCGCCCATTAGTTGGTAGGTTATTCAATATTCCAGTGAAGTTAGTTCCTGAATAAGTAAACAATGATGCATGATTCAGAATTTGAATTGCATATAACATCCTACGAAAAATTCATTCAGTTTATTAACCTTTTAAAAGGGGGCATGGATATTGATGAGGAGTTAGATATACTGACTCGAAAGTTACGTAATGCCAGAACATCCTTACAAATTACGTTGGATAAAATCACTGTTCAGAAAGGTTAATTTACTAATGCCAAATCCAATTTTAGGTGAACTCACTGCTGAAGTTGCTGCAACTGTTGGTGTGATGCAGAGTGCTACAGTTTTTATCAATGGTTCCGCAGCGCGTTTAGAAGCTGCTGTACAGGCAGCTATTGCAAATGGTGCTACTGCTGAAGAATTAGCTCCAGTTGTAGAAGAAATTTCTGCAATGAAAAGTGAACGTGATTCACTTGCAACAGCAATTGATACGAATGATGGTAGTGAACCATTGGTTGAAGTTTAGTATTTAAATAACAATGTAATGTAATTTAGAATTACAATACAATGTTAAAAGACGAAAAGGGGAATCTGATATGGAAGCCTACTCTTAAACAAGAGAGATTTCTACAGATTCCCCTTTCTGTTAAAGAAGGATTTTACGCTGGCGCCGTTAATGCTGGAAAAAGTGACGTATTACTCATGTATCCCTTGGTACATGGATGGCACAATCATCCACAATTTAAAGGCTTATTTTTACGACGTACAATGCCTGAATTGCGGAATGAAATTATACCTCGTAGTAGAGAATATTTCAGACCACTTGGAGCGACATATAATAAAACTGACGCATGTTGGACATTCCCATCTGGTGCATTGTATTTTATGGGGCACTGTGAGAACGAAGATGATGTCCACAATTATGATTCAATGCAACCCAATTATGTAGGATTTGATGAATTAACTTCATTTACTGAATGGATTTATTTATATATTGTAATTGAACGTATTCGTGTTACAGAAGCATTGAAACACGAATTACCAATGATTGCGCGAAGTGGTAGTAATCCGGGAAATATAGGACATCAATTTGTTTATAAAAGATTCATCAAACCTTATCCTAAAGGTGGTAAAATTCTTAGTGGTCGCGGCGGTATTAAGCGAGTCTTTATTCCAGCTACAATTGACGACAACCCGCATGCGAATGAACAATATAAAAGAGAACTTGATGCATTACCGGAAGCAGAAAGAAAAGCCAAAAAATTAGGTGATTGGCAAGCATATGAGGGACAAGTATTTGATGAGTTTAGAGATAAGCATTATCCTACTGAGCCTGATAATGCATTACATATTGTACAGGCGTTCGATATCCCAAGTTGGTGGCCGCGTATTGTAGCTATTGATTGGGGTTTTCGTGCAATGTGTAGTGTAGGATTTGGTGCAATTAGTCCTGATAAAAGGTTATATGTATATCGACATTTGATGTTCTTTACCAAGAAAATAGAAGAATGGGCACCTGATGTTCATTATTTTGTTGAAAGAGAACATCCACAAGATGTAATTATTTGTCATAGTGCGAATCAAAATCGTGGTGAACCACATACAATTCTTGAACAAGTAACTGATGCGTTAGAAATGGAAGTTACTATTGGTGAAAAGAATCGTATTGGTGGTAAGATGCTTTTACATGAGTATCTGCGATGGAAACCGAAACTAGTATTTGAAATTGAAACTAATAAATTTGATGCTGAATTAAGTACGTGGATATTACGCAATAAAGGTGTAAAAGAATATCAGGAATATCTGCGTTCATTTGAACCACCTGTTGTGGAAACAAATATACCTAAGTTATTATTCTTTGATACACCAGATGTAAAGGTTATTTGCGAATCAATTAAAGCATGTGTCTATCCTAAATCTGCATCAGATGGTAAGAAAAAAGAAGATGTTGCAGAATTTGATGGAGATGATCCATATGATATGCTGCGAATGTTATTACATTCTGCGGATAATTGGTTTACTTTAGCATTAAGTGAACAAGAGAAATTGATTCGCACTGAAGAAATTGTAAATCGTTTATCAACAACAGGTAATATGACAACGTATTATCGTTCTATGAGAAGTATAGAATCTAATACTGATATTACAAAACCAGTCGCGAGATTTCATTCTGGTAATAGAAATAGATAGTATGCGATATGCATTTATACAATTAAGTCCTGTAATAGTTTTAGAATTATTTAAAAATGGATTTAAAATTGATATATTAAATAATCCTATTCCATCAGATGCAAAATTTATTAGAATGTATACTGATGATGGGTGGAATACAATTAAAATGGTTATTGAATCAACTAAGTTTATTGAATTAAAAGAAGGCGATTTGATTCCAGAACTTGTAATTCAATTGTATAAAAAATAATGCAATCAATTAAAGATATTTGGGATGCATTTATACAAGCAATAATTAGATTCTGGGATAATCGTTTTTTGAAAAATGATGAAATTGATTATCTAAGAAATGAATTAGCGCGAGTGAATGGTATTAATCAAAAGCTAATTGAACAAATGATTAGTCCAGTTACTAATAACGAAGAAAAAGATGAAATAAAAGATTTTAGACCAATTGGGAATAAATTTGTTCCTTGGTCTATTAGAAGACAGCAATTAGAACGTAATTCAATTAAGAAGTTAGAAGAAGAGTTATTGATGGATACTGATAAGGAAAACAGGGAACCATAATGCAGGGAAATATAATTGATGAAACTACTGGTTATAATTATGTAGAACCGTCTGCAAATAATCAAAATAGTAATGTAAATGGAGTTGATTACGTTGGTCCATCAGGTCCATTACCAGGAATGCCCGGAAGTGTTAATGATGGATTTAATCCCGTTAATAATTCAATTGTAAATGATACTCGCGGTTCACATGAATTTAATCCTGTAACGGGATTAAGTCGCGAACAGTATCGTGATTTATGGATGTCAAGTGGCATTCGTGATATTGCAGGATTACAAGCATTTTTAGCAAAATATGGTGGAACATTACAATCTGCTAATGGAACAGCAATGACACCATATGGTGATTCATTGGATATGTTACAGAATGCAAGAACTGGTAATGGTAATCCAGCTTGGACTAATACTGGTGGTTCTAATAACGCTACGACTAATACAACAACAACTGGAACGCAAAAGACATTAAATACTGCTCCTGTTAATGCTAAAGTATATGCAGGTAATGCAACGCAATTACAGGGTAGAACTACTAATGCACCAAGACCAGTTAGTAATTATCAGACAGTAAATAGTGTATCAGATGCGGGAACAAGTGCAATAAATAATCTTAGTAATTCAAATGCAATTTATGGACCTACTTCCAATACAGTAAATGTTCCTGAGTATTCTGCTGCATTTAATAGAACTCAACCACAGAATGACCAGCAACGTCCGATGAGTACTGGTACTAATTTTTCTAATCAATTTAATAGTGGTCAACAATCTTATAGTGGGCCATCTAATCAAATGTATAATTATAATCCATTGAGGAGATATTAATAATGAGTAAGAAATCAGCGTTTATGAAAATGATTGCAGAAGGTTCTTTAAAGAAAGCAGTTGGACCTTCTGAAAAGGTTGCTAATAAAGCAAATAATAAGAAGAAAGAATTGAACGTAAAGAAAAAGTAATGGCAGATAAAATGCTCAGTGAAGAACTACAGAAAGCATTAGCTGTAATTCGTGATGAATTTGATAAAGAAGATACAGATACGCGTGAACGACAAATTCGTCAATGGAAAAAGCTAGAGTTCTATTGGGCTGGCATTACTAAAATATGGTGGGACGCGGTTGCAAATGATTGGAGATTAGCACCCGATGCTGATAGTAATGAATCAGATGAACATAAACAAATCAATGTATTTCGTGCATATTTAGAATCAATCATTGCAGCATTAAGTACAACAGTTCCACCAATCAAATGCGCGCCTGATGATGCAGATAATATTAGTGATGTACTTACTGCAAAAGGTGGAACAAAAATTGCATCACTAATTTATACACAAATTGATGCTCCACTATTATGGTGTAGAGCATTATTTATTTATTGCACTCAAGGAATGATTGCGGCATATAATTATTCAGTTGAAAATAAGAAATTTGGAACTGTAGAAGTTGGTGTTTATGAAGACATTGAAAAAGATGTTCCAATTTTTACTTGTCCAAATTGTTTAACTGAGATTCAGGAACCTGATTCTAAATGGTGTCCTAATTGTAAGACTGAAATAGAACCTGCTGAAGGAACTATTAAACAAAGTACAAATGAATTAGTTCGTACTGATAAAAAACCCAAAGCGCGTCAAAAGATTGAAGTTAATGGTGGACTATTTGTAAAGGTTCCTAATTATGCAAGGAATCAAGATGATATTCCATACTTAGCTTATTGTTATGAAACGCATTACAGTAATGTGTATAAAAAGTACCCCCATTTACGTGGTATGTTAGATGGTGAGGGAACTGCTATTACTGGTGATGATTTATATGAACGTTGGGGTAGAATGTCACCACAATATTATGGTGATGAACCAAAGAATACTCCAACAGTAAGAAATTGGTGGTTTCGTCCTAGTGCATTTGAAGTAATTGGTGATGAGGATTTAAGAAAAGATTTATTAAAGAAATTTCCTGATGGTGTGAAATGTGTTTGGGTTAATGATCATTATGCTGAAGCTATTCCAGAAGATTTAGATGAGCATTGGACATTAACTTTTAATCCATTAAGTGAATATTTACATTTCAATCCATTAGGTGATTTGTTAACTGGTGTTCAAGATATTAATGATGAACTAATTGCTTTATCATTAGGGACTATTGAACATGGTATTCCTCAGACATTCGCGGACCCATCTGTATTAAATTTTGATGCTTATCGTCAAATGGAAACAGTACCGGGCGCGATATATCCAGCTAAAGCTAAAAGTGGTAAGACATTAAGTGAAGCATTTTATACAGTTGATACTGCTACACTTTCACCAGAAGTTGAACCATTTGCTGCAAAAATTCAGGAAATGGGACAATTTGTTAGTGGTGCGTTACCTGCATTATTTGGTGGTAATCAAGCTAATTCATCTAGAACTGCGGCGCAATATAGTATGTCCAAGAATCAAGCAATGCAGAGATTGCAGATTACTTGGAAGATGGTTAATTTTTTCTGGAAGAATACATTCAGTAAAGTTATTCCAGCTTATATTGCAACAATGATGGAAGATGAACGTCAGGTTAAAGAAGAACATAATTCATTTATCAATATTGTAATAAAGAAATCTGAGATGGATGGTAAGATTGGTTCATATAGTATTGAATCATCTGAAAACTTACCAGTTACGTGGGGACAGGTTCATGATACGGTAATGCAATTAATGCAATTAAATAATCCTGCTATACTTGAATCATTAGGTGCGCCGGAGAATTTACAAGTATTAAGTAGTGCGTTAGGATTGAATGATTTCAATTTACTTGGTATTAAAGACCGCGAAAAGCAATATGAAGAAATTCAATTATTAACGCATTCAGAACCATTACCGCAACAAAATCCAATGACTGGTCAAATGGAAGAAGTAACTTCTGTTATGCCGGAATTGGAAGTAGATAATCACGCGATTGAATCTGAACTTTGTAGAGATTGGTTAGTTGGTGAAATGGGTCGTCAATGTAAAATTGATAATCCAACTGGATATAAAAATGTATTGTTGCATTTAGCTGCACATAAACAAATGATGCAACAACTACAGATGCAAGAAATGATGGCTGGTCAACCTATGAATATGGGTCAACCACCATTAGATAATGGTAGTAGCAATGGCCAAAAGCCTCAAGGCCCATCTCAACAATTGAGGCCATTACCACAAGGGAATAAAAATGCCTCCAGCGGACAACCCAATTAATAGTTCTGTTGATAATAATACATCAGGTGATTTATCCAAAGAGGATATTCTTGATGTATTGATGGATGGCGCTGATACAGTTGATAAAAGTGATAAAACTGATAAAGCAAAAGATGAAGAATTAGATTTAGATGTAAAAGATGAATCAGATGAATCAGATTCCGAAGAAACTGAAACAGAAAATGATGATTCTGAAACTGAAGAAGAAGATAAACCAATCGAGGAAATTGAATTAAAAGAAGATGATGAACTCGATTACAAAGATGTTCCAAAGCGACAGGAAATATTAAAAGCTTATCCAGATATATTTAAGAAGTTTCCTGGTGTAGAAAAAGCTATCTATCGCGAACAGCAGTATGCAGAAGTATTTCCTACAATTGCTGATGCGAAAGAAGCTGGTCAGAGATTAAATACATTAAAAGAATTTGAAGGTGAATTATTAAGTGGTTCAATTGAACGTGTTCTAGCATCTGTTAAATCAACTGATGATAGTGCATTTCAAAAAATAACGAGTGGGTTATTACAGACACTTGCTAAAGTTGATGAAAAAGCTTATTACGGAACTTTAAATTTTGTCATCAAGAACGCGCTCCACTCTGCATATACTACTGGTAAACAAGGTGATGATGAGCAATTGCAAATTGCTGCCCAATTATTACATAAATACATATATGGGTCTACTAATGTTACATTATTGCCCGCAGGTACTAAATCAGAAGAACCAAATCCAAAAGAAATTGAATTAAATAATCGTGAAAAGTCTTTTGCGAGTCAACAATTAGGTCTTGCTGTTAATGACATTACAACGCGAACAGATAATGTCATTAAAAGTGCAATTGATAAAAACATTGACCCAAGAGGCGTAATGACTCCATATGTCAAAAATAAGGCAATGGAAGATGTCATTAAAAATGTTCAGAAAGAAATTATTAGCGATACCCGATTTATTGCAATTAAAGATAAATTGTGGGAGAACGCTATAAAAGAAAACTTTAGTGAAGCTTCTAAAGTTAAAATTCGTAATGCACTGTTATCAAAAGCCAAGACCGTACTGCCCGGTATTATTCAAAAGGTAAAGGCAGATGCCTTAAAAGGTCAGGCTTCACGTAATAGGGGCGCGAATGAATCTAAAGATGATAAGCCTGTAACACAAGGGAAAATGGCTAATTCCAGTAATAAATCATCTGGTGGTTCTAAGAAAGACCCCAGTAAATTAACAAGTTTAGAGTTTTTAATGCAGGATTAATGATATGCATAAGCATATTAAGGATTGAAAAATGGCTGTAACTGATTCGCAGGTAGTTGCTTTAGAACTGGAAAGAGTTCTACCAAAGGTTACTACACTGTTTGAACGCGATGATAAGTTTTACGCGACTATTAAAAAGCGCCCCGCTGAAAAGGTTTCAAATCGCCAGATGCGTATTCCATTGGAATTACGTCCCGGTGGTTCATTTCAGTATTTTAATCCCGATGGTGGTGATTTAGGGCGTGGTGGTGGGCCAACTTTTGATAAGGCTCTATTAAGTTGTGTATTCATGTCGGAAAATATTGAATATACAAAGTTAGCGCAGTGGGGAACTGATGATAGTAGAAAGGCAGTAATTAATGGTGTTCGTAGATTAACAGCTACGGCATTAGATGAATTGCGCCGCCAGTTAGATGCACAGTTAATGCAGAATGGTAATGGTGTTATTGGCACTATCACTACTGTTGTTGCTGGCGCTGGATTTGATACTTATACTGCTACTACTGATGGCTTTGGTGTAAGGTTAATGCGCTTTGGACAGACAGTATTAGTTTATAATGCTGCACTGAGTGTATTACGCGGTACGACTACAATTACAGGTTATGATGTTGAAAATAAATCTGTAATTGTTACACCAAATGTTCCCGGTGCAGTTACTACTGATGTGATTGTAGTTGCAGGATTAAGTGCCGCGCCTGCTACATTACCTGCATTATATGGTGTGCCATATCATCATAGTAATGCATCAACTGGTAGCTGGTTAGGTTTTAATCGTGTAACTACACCAGAAATTCGTGCATCACGTGTGAATGCATTAGGTGCTGCATTAACATTACCACTTCCACGATTAGCATTGAATAAGATTGGTAATCGTTTGGGAATGGATGAACATCATTCTCCAGATGCGTGGATGCATCCTGCACAGAAGCAGGCATATGAAGAAATTGGTCAGTTAGTTTCAGTTATTAACAAAGGACCTACTTCACAGAAGTTAGATATGTATTTTGATGTTATGCAGATGGCTGGTGCCACTGTTAAGACATCATGGAATTGGAATCCAACTAGAATTGATTTCGTTGTTGATTCTGTTTGGGGACGTGCAGAAATTCTGCCAATCGGATTCTATACATCTGATGGTAGAAAGATTTTCGAGTTGCGTGGTGCTTCTGGTGGCGTAGCAACAGCGGATATCTTCTACATGGTAGTTGGTATGCAGACTTTTGTTACTAATCCAGCAGCATGTGCGTATATTGATAATTTAGCGGTCCCTGCGGGCTACTAACTGGAGCAGGTCCGGTGGGGTGATTTAGTGCTTGACATGCAAGTCAAAGTCAATTATACTCTTATAGGGAGTATATATGACAAAACTTGTAGAAATTGCATGGGCCGCCGGAGTTTATGAAGGTGAAGGAAATTTTACTGGTGATGTTGCAAGGGTAGTTCAAAAAGATAAATGGTTACCAGATGAACTACAAAGAGTATTTGGTGGTAAAGTCAAACCATATATTCGTAAAAAAGACGGTAAACGATATTGGCATTGGACTTTATCAGGACAAAATGCAAGAGGGTTTATTTTAACTATTTTTACTTTTCTGTCACCAAGAAGAAAAGCACAAATATTAAAGTACCCTCTGTTTTTTAAAGACCCAAATTTTCTACCTGCAAATTTTTGTCCTAATGGACATGAATATACACCAGAAAATACTTTCACTGAAACTGGATTAAATGAAAAAGGTGAAGAACGAACTTGGCGTACTTGTAAGATTTGTAGAAAGGATAAGTACGATAGAAAGAATGCAGTACGTTCTGAACCATCAAAAATATTTGTTGATTCCTATGCTAAGTTAATGGGCGTTTCCAAAGATGAAGCAAGGAAATTTTTGGAAGGAATTAGCAATGAGAAAGAGTAATCTATGTTTCAAGGATTAACCACTAAATTATCTGAATCAGTTGTAGCATCAGCTGCGACAATCAGTCCAAAAACTGATATCATTCACGTAACTGGCACGACACCAATTGTGAATATCAACGCTACGTTTGGTGGTGGGTTTAGTGGAATTTTGTTTATTGTTCCAGTAGGCGCATTCACTACAACTACTGCGGGAAATATTAACAATGTATCTACAGGTATTGTTGGTCAGTTAATGATTATGGTTTATTCCAAAACCAATAAGAAGTGGTATCCTAGTTATTAAGGAGTAGTTTAGAATGCCTGACGTTACATTTCAGCAGTTTTCAACTGTACAGAGTGATAAACTGCCTTATCCAGCTACAGTTGCAAGTGCAGCTACAATTGTACCAACCACAAAATTAACTTATGTGACTGGTACAGTTTCAATTGCGAACATTACACCACCTGTTAGTGGATATCATGAACTGTCATTTATTTTCCTTACTGGTTCAATGCCAGTATTAGCAACAACGGGAAATATTCAGTTCGCGTTCCAGCCCATTATTAACAGAGTGTTTACGTTATATTACGACCCATCTACTGCAAAGTATTGGGCGTAATATAGGGTTATAAGATACTGTCGTGAATGTGGTGCGGTGTTAAAGAAAAATATGGCTAATGTTGAAATTACTCAACTGATAGCATAAGGTTCATGACGCCAAAACCGCCAGTGTATTGTAATATAGATACATTAACGGCTTCCACTTGCGGCAGTATCTTATAAATGTGATATATGGAAAAAATTGAAGTATTAAACAAGCGATTAGAAGATAATTACGGTAAATTTGAAGATGGTAGACCTACATGGCGCGTTGTATGGTCTGATGACCAACGCGAAATGCGTTATGGAACCTATCAAAAATATTCATCAGAAGGTATTTGGTTATGTGATGAAACTGGCGTAAAAGAAGTTTCAAAATATGATTATTTACCTCATATTTTTATTTTGGAACGGTTAATTCCAGTTCCAGAAGTAAGTATGATTGAATTGATAATTAATACATCGTATGAACCAGTATGGGCATTTAAAAGTGCAAATGGTGATGCACTGCCTGTAGTTTGGGATGCGGTGGAATTAATTATTAAAACTGTAATGACTGCATCGGCAAAAATTGTTGGTGCTAAATATAAGCCAAGTGAATTAGAAAATAATTCACTTGAAGCACGCGAAATGCGTATTACATTATTGGAAGAATCATTATTTGGTAATGAAACTTCAATTGGTAATGCATTAATGCAAGATAGTGCTATTGGTTATGGCACTAGAAAACGTAATGATAAAAATTAAGAACGGTGTAACACCAAGATTACTTATTATTGCTGCGGCATTAGCAAATATTTCTGAATCATTAGGTGTTGAATACGTCATTACAAGTGGAACCGATGGAAAGCATATGAAAGGTTCTAAACATTATACTGGTGAAGCATTAGATGTGCGAACGTCCAGTTTAGATAATGATGAAATTGATGATGTAATTGATGCATTGCGCGTCAAACTTGGTAGAAATTACGATGTATTATTTGAAACAAATCATATTCATATCGAATATGATAAGAAATGATAAGGTATAAAAATGACTATGATTGGTGAATTTCAAAGAACTGCGCAAATCAATAGGATGCCTATAAATCCATTAGATAAGGCAACTATTGTATCAATTTATCCTGAAGCAATTAGAGAATTTAAAGCTACAATTTTTCCGGGATTATTTGAAATTCCAGCAGTTACTGATTCTGATGGATTTGAGTTATTAGTTATTGGTCCATCAAGTTGGTGGAAGGAAATGGAAGAAGGGCAACCTTATTTAGAAATTCCATGTTCTTCATTACAGGTTGCTGAATCATTTATTAAAGATTTTTCTAATGGCGCATTAGGAAATGATAGTGGTTCAATGACACCGGGATTGTTTTTTGTTCCCGGTGAATTTGATGAATTTACTATTCATAGATATCCTGGTTTCGATTTATTACTTGATAGAGCTAGACAGAGACAGAAAAATTGGTTCATGGAATTAGTTCAAATTGCTGATATTCTATGGGCGCGAACGAATGGTAATCCATTAGCTATTTCAAAAACTGCACGTATGGCAGCGGAAAAATTAGGTCTACAGAAAACTTGGATGCAAGATTTCAAATCTGTAGAAATGTCTAATTGCCCTGCATGTGGTGCAATGGTTAATCCATTGTATCCGGTGTGTAGTAATTGTAAGAATGTTATTAATAAAATTAAGGCTGCTGAACTCGGATTGATTTTCGCACAGTAACTGAAATAAAACTATGCCATTCATTGTAAGTGAAATAATGGACGGTAGTGCTGCATTATTGAATGATACAGCAAAAACTGTGTTCACATATGCAGCGCAATTACCATATTTCAAAATTGCATATGATGATTTGAGATTGGAACTTCAAGATAATAATATTCCAATTTCAAGTAAACGTTCAACTGTACTTAAACTTATTGCAGGTGCGCATATTATCAGTTATGCAACTATTCCTGCATTACCAGTTGATTTTGTTGAAATCATTGCAGTATGGGCAAAAAATACAGGTACTGATGGTTTTCATTTTTTAGAAAGAAAATCATATTTAGCACCTGTAAGTGATGTACAAACTCAAATTTACGAATATTCCTACCGCGAACAGACAATTACCATTCCCAATACTAATCAAGCGATGGATATTCAACTTGATTATATTGGCGATCCATTTGGTGCTGATTCACCAGAACAAACTACTAATAGTGTTACTGAAATTTCAATTGGTAGAGTATTCAACGCGCTTAATTTTCTAAAGTATCGTAATGCAGCACTTTGTTCTGAATTTATTGGTGAAAATAAAGAACGTGCTGATAGTTTGAATATGAATGCATTACGAACTTTAGAAATTCTGTTAAATATAAGCATCAAAGGTTCACAAAATATTTCAACGCGCCGCAAGAAATTTAGGGGGTCAATTTAATGCTTGAAAATGAACAAAAACAAGATAATTCAATTATAATGCAAAATTCAATTCAAGATAATTCAATTATGATGCAAAATTCAATTGAAGTTCCTATTTTGAAATATTTTGCATATGAGCATTTGCCTGCTAAATTACAATTGGTTAGTGCTCCATTTCATCAAATTGCAATATGGATTGTACAAAATCAATCTAATAGTGCTGAAAGAACTGCGGGATTAAGAAAATTACTTGAAGCTAAAGATTGTATAGTTCGTAATGCGTTGTAAGTAGTAATGAATTGGGCCGAGAAATATCGGGGTAACTTATTGGGAACTACTGATTTACATATTGTGCCAAGTAAGGGCGAAATGTCATGACCGTTCGTGTTTCGTAACTCACAATAGTGATAAATTGGATAGATTGCAATAACCCAATTATATAACAATGCGAAATCATACGCCGATTACAATTGAAGATTTTAATGGTCTTTGGAAACGTGGTGATGTTGAAACTACTCCACCGGACCACTTTAGTAATTGTAATAACATTCAATTTACGCATTCAGGTTTTGAAACAAGAGATGGAATTTCATTATATTTAAATTTATTTATTAATATAAGACGTATTTATACCTTTGTTCAAGAAACTGGTGAATCACTATTAATTCTTGATAGTGCTGGAAATATTTACGATAGTACATATGGTTTAACTGTTATCCTACATGTAACTGGAATGACAGATTTTGCATATGTATCTATTGCCGGACGCGCTTACTTATCACCACATAATAGTGTAGTTGGACTTGAAAATGAGTTCATTTATGTTTATAAAGGTGATGGAACTCCTGCTAGAAAAGCTGGTGGTAGTAAACCTATAACCAGCGATGGTGCAATGATAGCATTAGAAACAGCAGTTGATGGTCATGTTGAAGAAGGTGTTCACATATTTGGTGTAATTTATGAAACTGATACTGGTTTCTTAAGTGCTGTAAGTGAACAATTATCAGAAATAACTGCGATTGGTGGTAAGGAAGTTGATTTTACATTACCTGAATCACCAAGTCCATATGTAACTAAAGTTCACGTAGTTGCAACTAAAGCAATTGACCCTGATTTATATAATCATGATAAAGAAGGTTATCAATTCTTTCGCATTCCGGGTGCAACTGTTGTTAATGGTGTAAATGTATTACAAAATGTTAGTTTTTTTGATGCTGAATTATTAGAAGATGTTACGCATTTGCAGGATTTATTTAGTGAATTACCTGCATGTGTAAATCTTACTACATATCATGGTAGATTAGTATGTGTTAATTCATATACAGATATTAGTTTATTACGTATATCATATCCCGGTGAACCTGAAGCGATAAGTGAAATTGATGGATTAGTTGTTATACCATTGGATGGAACTCCATTAACTAATGCTCAGGAATTTCGTGATGTATTATATGTATTTAAACAAATTCGTACATTTGCATTAGTTGATAATCAGGATGTACCATCATCTTGGACAGTAATGGTATTAGACCAAGGTGTAGGATGTTGTGTACATGGAATTGCATTTGTTCTAAATAGTGGTGGAGTAAACGTTGATTATCTCATTATCACTGATTATTCTGGCGTTATGTTGTTTAACGGTACTTATTCGCGACCGGAATTAAGTTGGAAAATTAGAGATTATTGGTTCGCGTTGAAGCGCGGTTCATTTAATAATATTCAGATTATTAATGATTCATTGAGTCAAATAATCTATATTACATTACCACAACGACAAATGTTGATTGGTGATTATTCAAATGGATTAGACCCAAAAAGTATTAGATGGTGTCCTTGGACATTTGCAATTAATACAACAACAATTACATTAGTTGAAACCAATAAGTTAATTATTGGCGCAATCAAACCAATTACACAATTGCCCACAACTGGTGCAATGTAATGCCAAATCCAAATACTTGGTTTGATACGGCAATTGATGTAGGTGTATTACCTGCTGAAATTGTTGCTAATCCAGAAGCGCAATCTTTATATTATAAAGTTACAGCACCGCGTAATAGCGTTGTATTAGGTGTTTATGCTAAAGGCATAAGTGAAATTGACCCACCGACATATTTTCCAGATGCGTCAGTTTTTACATATGATATATTAACTGATACATGGATTCCATATCCAGTTGGGAATCAAGTAAGTGGTATAGATAGACCAATACAATTTCAGGTTACAGTTGGTGAAGTTTATTATCTTCAAATTAATACTAGTGCAAGTATTGGTACTGCAACATTAATATTAAAAGTAGATGTAGCTCCAAATAGACCATCGTTAAGTGGTGACATATTGATGACCGATATGTTACCAATTACACAATTTCCAGCTGTAATATTACAATCAAATAATGGACGCGCTAGAACTTTTCAACCATTTTTAACGACTGGTAATGCTGTTGTTCAAGGTGGTGGTAATACATTAGATTTTTATGGATTAGTTGCATTAGAAGATAGTTTTGCATCAACAGCAATTTATAATGCAGAATTAGTAAGAATTAAAACATTACCAATCGGCGGCGCAGAAATTGGAACTAATAAAACTAATACATTTTATGTTGGTTTTAGTGGTTCTGGACCATCAACATTAAATGCATCATTTACCATAGTTAATTGTACTGGCCCTTTACCAGCACAAATTTTACAAGGTTTTACATACAATTTACCTACATATGGTTTGAAGGGTCTTAATCCTTCAAAAAATGAATTAGTTGTATATACTATTGGTAATGCGGGTTTAGAAGGTGATGTTGAACAACCCGTTAAACGATTTGGGATGTTAGTTAATGAATATGTATCAGATTTAGCAAATGGATACATTGGATGTGGTTTCCTCAATGGACTGATTGTTTTAGATGATGAATCAGTTATTGTAGGTTATTATAAAGTTGGCGATGTTGATAGTGGTTTTGTAGTTAGATTTGACGCGAATGGTAATTTATTAAATGTATATTTTCTTGGTGTAAATGGCGCGCATGTAAATGATAGAATTGCACGTGGATTAGATGATACATCATTTTGGGTTAGAACTGATAATGGTGATGGTACATTAAGAATTCGTAATATCAGAATTGTAGATGGTGGGTTGAATTATGATTATGCAACTACCCATTTTACAATTGGTCGCGCTGGTCAAGTAGCACCATTACCAGATGGTGCAGTTAATAGTACTGATGAAGCTTTAAGTTATCCCCAAAGATTTGGACCACCACCATTTGGTTCATTTGTTATATTAAGATATCCAGTTCCAGGTTATATTCCAGTACAACCGGGATTACCTACAACACCGGGAGTACTTCCACCGGGACCTGTGGGTGGTATTTATTATTTAGATATTAATAAAAAACGAACTGATTCTCAATTCATTTTGACAGCAAATGTTCCACAAGTTTATGTTGCAGAAGAAAATGCAATCCCTAATCCATTTGTAGAATTATTCACTGTGAGTGATGGTAATGGATGAAAGTATTATTCATTTTGGTGGTATTCGTTTGCGCATCAATGGTATTGGCAATCTTCGTGCGACATTTTATTCTCTTGATAGAATTCGTAATCATGTTCTTGTACCAATACCAATGGAAATAATAACTGATAGGGAACCTACAAGATTAGCTAATTTCACTACGCAACGCGCTGTATTGAGATTAGAAACAAATGCGATTTCTGAATATATGAATGTAAACAGAGTGATTGTTTACACTAAGTTAATGTATACTCAATTTCCTGGTTAATTATGCAACATAGACCAGTTGACTCATTACTTGCAGTATTAAATTCAACAGGATTACAAATCTCGAATAATGCATTATATCAAGTATTAGTTGGTATAATTAGAGCGGTTCAAGATTTGCAGAAAAATTCAAATTAAGGACTAGAAAAGAATGCCACAATTAGCACTGGGTATTGGTAAGCCTGAATATTCATTATTTCAGGAAACTACTTTAAATGGAATTTCATTTGCTGTACCACCTGGTGCAAATTTAATTGGATGGCAAGTAACTTTATCTTCACCACCAGCAGTAACATTAAGCGTTGCATTATATGGTAGTATAGATAATATTAGTTGGTTTTTGATTGATTCATCAACTAGTGTTACAGGTGATTTTAGAACTGTACTTACAGCTGCATTATACGTTAAAGTATCAGTTCTAAACGCATCAGGTGGTGGATTGCGTACTGTAAGTATTGTTGCACAGAAAAATCCAGTATTTAATGTAATGGGTATTAATGCTGCAACTGGTAATGTTATTCAACCCGCTGGTGGTCAAATATTAATGCGCGATGGTACATTAAGTTTACCATCATTGTCATTTATAAGTGATGCAGCAATTGGAATTTATAAATATGCTGCTAATTTAATTGGTATTAAAGGTTGGACAGTTTTCAATAGTAATATTACAATGTCTGCCGGCACACCTGTTATTAATATGGGTAGTGGTGGTCAAATTGTTGGTTTAACTGGTTCAATTGCAGTTAGAAGTATTGATACTACTAAGGGATTTGCTTTAAATACCAGTACCGATGGTGTAATGAAAGTCCGTAATAAAGATGATAGTCTACCTGCACAAGTTGATGCATTAGGATATAAAGCTGGTGGTGTTGCAGGTGTATCATTTGGTCCCGCAGCACCAGCTAGTATTACTGTTGTTAATGGTATTGTAACAGCTATATCATAATGATACGCGAAATTCAAGTTGGTGACTTGGATAGATTGAAATTTATCCATGAAAAATATTACAAGGACCAATTTGAATTTCCAGATTTTTTAAATCATTATTTATGTGCCTTTACCATAGTTGATGATAATGATGATAGTATTATACTTACTGGAGGCGTACGCACAATTATTGAATGCGTGGCACTTACGGATAAATCGAAATCAGTAAAAATAAGACGTGCTGCGCTTTATGAATTGTTAACTGCGTCACAGTATGTAAGTGGTAAAGCCGGATATAACCAATTACATGCGTTCATTCAGGAAGATATTTGGATGAACCAGTTATTTAAAGCTGGTTTTAGTCCTACAGCTGGTAAACCAGTAGTCATTGGATTATAATTATGGCAAAAGGCGATAGAGATAAAGTTCAGAAAGAACTTGACGCGAATAAGAAATCAGCTGCGACTGGTAATGAAAAACAAGCTGGATTAACTGCAAATCAACAACAGGTATTTTGGGATAATTATTTAAATTCCACCAAGGATGGTGGTCAATATAACGATTTTATTAATAAAGCAAGTAGTTTAGGTGGTGATACTAGGTCTGGTTATGAAAATTTCGCAAGTGGTGGAAATAATTATTCTTGGGACCCGAAATTTAGACAAAGTTTAGATAGTTCCTTAGCTGGTTATCAAAACTTTGCTGATACTGGTGGATTTAGTGAACAAGATAAAAGTGATTTACGCGCTCGTGCAATTGCTCCAACTAGAGCAGTATATGCAAATGCGCAATCAAATGTAGATAGACAGCGTTCATTACAGGGTGGTTATAGTCCTAATTATACAGCAGCCACTGCAAAGATGAGTCGTGATTTATCAAGTGGATTATCTGATGCTAGTACGAATGCTAATGCACAATTAGCACAGATGATTCAATCTGGTAAATTAGCTGGTTTAGGTGGTTTACAATCAGGTTCTACTGCGGGACAAGGATTATCAAATAACATCAATCAACTCAATTCACAGCAAATGTTAGCTGGATTGAGTGGTATGAGTGATATTGATAAAATGCGTATTGCAGCACAATTACAAGGATTTAACACCCAACAGAATGCTAATCAATTGTATGGAAATCAAGCATTAGCATCTACTGGACAAGCAATTGGGCAGCAAAATTCTACTAATCAATTAGGTTTACAACAAGTTGGTCAGCAAATTCAACAATCACAAATGCCTTCAAATTTTCAACAGGCATTAGGTAATATTGGTGGTGTTGTTAATATAGCAGGTCAAACTGCTAGTGCAATTAGTGGTTTAGGTGGATTAACATCAGGTATTACCCAAACTGCACAGGGTTTACCAGGATACAATAATTCTGGACGATACTAAAATGAATGTTGATGCATTACGTTTAATGAACATTCTCCAGAATATTGGTGGTTCTAATCAACCATCACCAACACAACCTAATCAGGGTGTAATTCAACAACCACAGCAAGAACAATTAAATGCTGCACCACAAATACCTAATAGTCCTGTAATGGAACCGGGTATGGGTGGTGATAATGATTTAATGAGTAAATTGCAAGCAATGTTTACTCCAAATCATAATGCATTAGATAATTATTCAAATCAATTATCACAAATGCCTCAGCGCGAAAATTATCAACCATCAAAAACTAGACAAATATTAGCTGCAATTGGTAGTATGGGTGCTGGTGGTCCTGCTACATATCAAGATGGTGCTGCATTAGGTTTTAAAGCAAATATTCCACAAGGATTGCAAATTGGTGAAGCAATCAGGAATATGCCTTATGATAGAGCAGTTGGTGATTGGGACTTAAAGAATAAACCATTAGGTGATTTAGCTAATATTGAAGGTCGCGATAATGTAAATCGTGGCAATATGGCTAATGATATAATGAATCGTAATAATCAATCAAGAAATACTGACAGAATGATTGATCGGGATATTGCAACAAATAAAATTAATGAAGGAAAACTGGCTGCTACACAACATCGTAATATGGTGTATGAATATAAAGCCAGAAATCCAAATCATCAATTAAAAGTTGATGAAGATGGTTATATTATTGGTGTTGAACCAGTTACTCTTAAATCACATCGCGTTTTAGATGATAATGGTCAGCCAGTTAAATCATCAGTTTTAAGTCAATATGATAAAACTGAACTTGATTTTCAAAATCAATTAGCATTAATTGATGCACGTGGTAATAAACAAATAGATGTAAATGCTGCATCTAGTGATAATCAATTGAATCGTGAAAAAGAATTAATTCCATTACGTGGTGATACTGCTGTCACAACTGATAATGCTAAAACTGATAATAGAATCAAAGTTAAGAAAACATTAGGTGCTGGAACTGCACGTTCTGGTAGTGGTGCTAATGCATCGGGATTAACACCTGCACAAAGACAAATTGAACAATATATGCGCTCGCAAGAAGCTGCAAATAATCCTGCATGGGCACCATATATTATTCCACAACAGGGTAAGAATTTCAAAATTGGTATGCCACCAAAAGGTAATTTAAAAACCTTGAATCAGGTTCGTAAATATATTTATGGTGATACTGCATTAAATCAGCAACCTGAAATTGGTGATAAGAAAACATTTCCAAATGGCGCAATTGGTACTTGGGATGGTACTGGGTGGGCTAAATAATGCCACAACAAAAATATCTTGATGATGACGGTGATGAATATGAACCTGGAAATATTGATTTAGCAAAACAACCTAAAGTTCCAAATCCTGATGGTGGAACTAGTACAGTATTTTCAGTTGGTATTAATTTAGATGGCGTAGAAACATTATTACCATCAGTAACTCCAGATGGTAGATTTCTAGCAACAGATGATGAAGTTGTAGATGAATATCGTAAAACTGGTTTACATTTAGGTAAATTTTCATCAGTTGAAAAAGCTGAGAAATATGCTGACCAATTACATAAAGAATATGAAGCGGGTAAGTATAATAACAATACCTATCTTGATGATAATGGCGATGAAATTACTGAACCAACAGAACCAGTTGATGATAGATCAATTTTAGGTAAAGCATGGGACGCAATTTCAGTTACACCTGAACCTATTCAAAAAGCTGTAAATTGGGGTGCTGAAAAACTATTTCCAACTTTTATTAATGGTGGAAAAGATACTGAAAATCGCGGTCCATCTATACCATATTTAGCTGAAAGCGGTATTATTCCTGGTAGTGCTGCAATTCGTGGTTTTTATCGCGGTGCAATGGAAGGTGTTGGAACATTACTTAATCCGTTAGATGTAGGAACTACGATTCTTGGTTTAAAAGGCGTAGGAACTGGATTAAATGCAGTTGGTAAAGTTGCTAATACTATTGGAATGGGTTTACAAGGTTTACGTGGTTTAGAACAACTTACAGAAGGTGATTACGCTGGTGCTGCTGGTAATATAGGATTTGCAGGATTAGGTACTGCTGCGCATTTACATGGAAGAATGCGTAAATTAGAGCCATTACCTGAACCAGAAATTATTCCTGAATCAGTTACATTACCTGATAGGAAACAAGGCACACCAGCATATAATACACAGCAATTTGGTTTAACAAAGAACGATTATCCATTACCTTATCCATTAAATATTGTACCTGATAGATTAAAGCCACCTAGTACTAATGCAACAGTATTTAATGCATTATTACCAGAGAAATTTAAAGAAGGTGGTACAACATCTGCTGTTGATAAAACTGATGCAATCAGTAATCCAGCACGTGTGCTGAAGCCCCTTAGTAAAGATGAAGGTAAATCAATTGATGTTGATGAAATCAAATTTTCTAAGTCAAATGATGAACCAAGACCAAAATCTGAATTAGAACAAGCATTAGCAATTCGCAGACAGTTCGGTAAAGATACTGAAGGTGCTGACAGGGCAGTTGCAGAATTTTATAATAATAAAAAAATACAAGAACCATTAGATTTTGATCCAAATACAACCAAAATTAGACAAATTAATGAAATTAAAAATTCTACACTTGCTAAGAAAAAATATGATGAGTTGGATACTCAATATAAACAAGCATATCAAGAATGGTTACATGGTTCTAAAATAAGTGATGATGATTTAGAAAATATTGGTTATTTACGCGACACAGCGCTTGATAGATATCAACAATTATCAGGTGAACGTATTGGTCAAGAATCTAATCAAGAACAAACATTTGTTGGAAAATCAGGCAAATTAACTGAATTAGGTCCAATTGATAAAACAACTAATTTAAGACCTATTCGTAATGAAACACCACAATTATCAGAACGTGGTTTACAAATTGCAGAACAAGAATTACGCGCATCATATGGAACTGATGTTGATGCTGCTGATGATGCAGTTCGAGAATTACGTTTAGCATTTCAAAGTATTGATCCAATTGAACGGACTGGTTTAAGAACTATTGGTTCTGGTAAATCACTTGGCGCATTACGTAATCCTAAACTACAAGGTGCTATTGATAATTGGAATAATTCACAGGATACACCAGGTTTTACCAGAATGGGTGATGATAATAAAATTGTCATTCCCGAAACTGGTATGACAGAACTTGATGTTCAAGATTATATTGCAGTTCAACATAATAAAGAACGAATTGCTAAAATGCCTAAAGGTGGGAATTTTAGTGAAAAATTCTTAAAAACATTTCCTGAATATAAAGGTAGATTTAAACAGATTACAGGATTCAATGAAGGTGCTATAGGTGTTGAAACTACTGATGGTAGAAATTTATCTGTTGGTCGTGAAGATATTACTGGAATAGCATTACCTACTGGTAGAGATTATAAAACTGCTGGAATGGGTAGCTCTAAAACAGTAATGAATCCCGAAAGATTTGATAGAGATGGTAATTTCTTACCTGAATCCCTTAGAGATGAATATAATAAAAGTATTGATATACCTACATCTGCATTAAAATTAATTGGTCCAGAAACCAATCCAGAAATTTTAAATGGTATTAAAGATAGATTAAGTAAATTAGATACTATTCCCGAATGGAGTAGAACTAATGATGAAGCATCTACATTAATATCAAGTGGTGCTGGTAAAACTCTTAAAGCATTAAATGCAGAACCTGCCGGATTTAAAGATATTGCCGTAGGTCAAAAGTATACTGATACTGATGGTTTAGAATGGAATATCAATAAAGTTGACCCAATAACTGACCCAGATAATAACGTATATTTAACGCGCACTGATGAAAATGGTAATATCAGGAAAAAAATTATCAGTAGGGCAGATGTATTATCTGATCAACCAAAATCATCTAATGATAGATTACCACCATTACTTAAAATATTACCAGATGATATTCAGAAAGCTGTAAGTGGTGATGGTGGTGTTAAAATTGGTGCTGATATTGAAGCATTGAGTGATGTATTAGCTACAACACTTTATGGTGCTGATTTAGGTAAAGTTGTTACTAAGGAATTAGTACAAAATTCATTGGACGCGATTCGTGCAATGGGTTTACATGGTAGGATTGATATTTTCTTTAATGAAGGTAAATATGATAAAATTACAGGAATAACAGCAGACCCATCAATTGCTGTACATGATAATGGTCCTGGTTTAACACGCCAAGAATTACAAACTATTTTTACAGATTTAGGTGCATCTGGTAAACGTAATGACCAAACTGCAATTGGTGGATTTGGTATTGCTAAAGCTGCACCATTACTGAGTGGTAAATATGTAAGTGTTAGTTCTGTAGCACGCGACCCTAATGGTCAATTGATGGAACATTATTTTGAGGGTTCGCGTAAGGATTTATTAGCTGGTGTTCATATTGAATCAAAACCAGCTAAACGCGGTGCTGTAACGGGAATGGTAATTGAAACATTCTTTGAAAAAGATAAAGCTGATTTATATCAGGGTGAAAAATTTATTAGAAATTTAGCCAAAAATTCTTCAATTCCTGGTAAAATAACTGCTAATCATATCACTTCATATGGACCTGCAACGCCAGAAGTATATGGTGGACAAGATATTTTTTCTGCTAAAGATGTAACACATATTAATGACCCAATTGCTAATATTGATTTCGTTATTCCTGATGATGCCTCTTATAAAGGTTCATCTGGCGTTAATTACGAAATATTAAACAATGGAATGTGGCAAGCTAGTGGTCGATATGGTTGGGATGAATTAGTTGGAATTCCTAACAGAATTTTAATTAATATTAATTCCAAAGTTCCTGAAGGCCATGCTGATTATCCTTGGACTGCTAATCGCGAATCATTACGTGGCGCAGTTCAAAAAATAGTTAATAAATATATTGATGATGTAATTGTTAATCCTGCCAAGGGTAAACGATTTAATGAATTAGTTCAAGCATATAATTCAATGGTCGATAATGGAATGGTCCCTCCTAATGTTTATAAAAATGTTAGACCATTCATTACATATGATGTTGGTAAGAAATTTACTACATTTGAAGCTGATGCATTTAGAAATAATCCTCAATTAAGAGCAGTTGCGAACGTAACACATTCTGTTGCCGAACGCATTCTTGAGAAATTTGGTAATCAGGTCCAAACTGATAGAATTGAAAAAATAGGTTTCCTATTTGATGATGAACCTGGTAAATCAAGTTCAACATTAGGATTACACGTTCCTAATCCACAATCTGGAAAATCAGCCATATTATTTAATCCTATGGCTGCAATGACACATGCTAATACTCCAGATGAAGTCAGCATAGATATATTTGGTACTATTGTTCATGAAATATCACATGCTGATGGTGGTGGACATGATGCTAACCATGAACAAAGAATGGCTGATATTCTTAGAAGTGTAGGAGCTAAACGTGCCTATGAATACCAACTTGAAATTGAAGCCGCTTACAGAGACCCAAATAACCCCACAGACTTCCATGCAGATC